TTGGTCAGGGCCGTGGCCCTGGACAAGACGCGGAGCGCCCCTTCGGGGGGTCACCAATTATGGCATACGACAACAAGTATGAGCTCAGCGAAAAAGAGACAAGACATGCGACTCCATTCCGCTACGTTAAGGAATTCAAACGAAAAAAACGTAACTGCGCTCGGATTGCCCGTGCTGCTCGTAAAGAAGAAAGGACCACTACGATCAACGGTGAAAGTCCAGTAAGGGGTGTCAGAAACAGTTCTTCCAACATGTTTCAGCCCCTTGCTGAACTGTCAAGTTGTACTCGGTCGGAGAAGCTTCGTGCTCAGGCGATTTGTCTTGCTGAGCAGCTTTCTATCGACTTGTGTATTCCGTTTAATCGTGATCTTCTACGTGACGAAATTCAGTGTGGAGAGTTAAGGAAGGCAGTAAGGGAAATGATGCCGGAAAAACTCAATGAACTACAGGAATTAAGCGTTAAGACATGTATGAAAGTAGAAAGGTCTGTCTGTAAGTACTGTGAGCCAAGATTCGCTGAGAAAGTAAACGAGTGGCGAAGTTTCCTTTCTCAGCCGGTTGAGGTGAATCAGGATCATCTGGATAGGTTTCGCAAAACATTCAGATCAAATATTCCTCGTAACTGGAATACACGTCCTGGTCCATTTATACCTAATGGCAGTGCTTCTCTCCTTCACTCAGTCAAATCTGGGGGTAATTGGAATGAGGAATCATTTTCCGATAGATGTCGTACGGCTCTGGTTTTCTCCAAGGGAAAGCCGAGAATCGTCACCTGTTATTCCTCATACAATACTGAGGTTTTAACCCCCCTTCACTCTTCCCTTTATAGTTTCCTTGGCGACATGGGTTGGCTTCTCGTGGGAGATCCGACCGAGGAACATGTCACTTCATTGAATGGTAGTGGTCCTTTTAACAGTTTTGACTATACTGCTGCCACCGATTCGATAAAGAAAGCTTACGTTCAAGCTGCCATTGAGGAATTAATAGACACCGCAGTCGATCTGGATTTCGAGCAGGCCAGATGTTTGCGTGTTCTCGGTGATCTACGTCTATTTGACCTTGAGACGGAGATTCTTGGTGCTGACTATCCGGAGGGATATCAGGATTTTAACCGAGGACAGCCTATGGGGAGTGTGATGAGTTTTCCTTTGCTTTGCCTCATTAATAAAACCTGCGTTGACATGTCTCTCACCGATCTTTATCTTGCTCGCAAGATTAGTTTCGCTGAGTGGTCTTCTCA